AAATAAGGAGAACGCTATGCCTATGGTCGGAAAAAAGAAGTTTCCCTACTCTGAAAAAGGCGAGAAAGAAGCCAAAGAGTATGGCAAGAAAAAGGGTGTCCCTGTGACTGTCATGATTGCTGTTGGTAAGCCTAAAAAGTCTATGCCTATGCGTGGTGGTCGTACCGCTACAAACATGATGAAAAAATCTTCAAGAGGTAAATAATGTCTACATTCCAACTCGACCCTAATCAAGTTGCTTATGGTGTTGCCGCCATTGGCACAACCCAAGTTTTCTCAGTGACTAACTCAAGCGTTGCATCTACGGCTTTTGGTGCTAACACCACTATGGTTCGTATTGCTTGCTCTTTGGGTCATTGCCACTATCAGCTAGGTTCTGCTCCAACTGCAAACCTTACAACTTCACCCATGATTCCCAACAATTCTATTGAGATTATTAGGGTCAACCCTGGTCAAAAGATTGCGGTTATTAAGGATTCTGGCGTTACTTCTTCAACAATTTCTGTGACAGAGTTGGTATGAAAACCAAGGCTCAAAAGAAGATTAGTAAGGTAATGACCGAGTACGGCAAAGGGGAATTGCACTCTGGTAAGGGTGGCCCTGTTGTCAAGTCTCAAAAACAGGCTATTGCCATTGCTTTGAGTGAAGCTGGTAAGGCCAAGCCCAAGAAGAAGATGAAATGAAAGCTGGACTCTATGCCAATATCAATGCCAAACAAGCTCGTATCAAAGCTGGTTCTGGCGAGAAGATGAACAAGGTAGGTTCTAAAGCCGCACCTACTGCTGCTGACTTCAAACAGGCGGCAAAGACTGCAAAGAAGCCTAAAAAGGTGAAGTAAATGAAATCTCCCACTTGGCAAACAAAAGCTGGTCAAAATTCAAAAGGCGGCTTGAATGCCAAGGGCAGAGCCTCTTATAATGCGGAAACTGGTGGCAATCTAAAAGCACCAGTGAAATCAGGGGATAATCCCCGCAGAGCAAGTTTCTTGGCTCGCATGGGCAATATGGCTGGTGCAGAGTACAAGGATGGTGAACCGACAAGACTGCTTCTTTCGCTAAAGGCTTGGGGTGCTAACTCCAAATCTGACGCAAAGGCAAAAGCTCAAGCTATATCCGCAAGGAACAAAGCAAAGGCAAAAAGCAGATGACATACCTAGAACTTGTTAATGATGTCCTTGTAAGGTTGCGTGAAACAACAGTTTCAACCGTTACCCAAACATCTTATTCATCTTTGATTGGCAAGTTTGTCAATGATGCAAAACGTCAAGTTGAAGATGCTTTTGCGTGGAATGTGCTTGGCACTACCATTACCCTATCTACAACATCAGGCACATACTCTTATGCTTTAACTGGCGCTGGTCAGAAGTTCCAAGTGCTTGATGTACTGAATGTAACTAGCAATCTCCGCATGAGAAATGTGGACTTTGCTACGATGAATCGTTATCAGAACTTCTCTACTCCTGTTAATGGAATTCCCGCCTATTACGCCTTTGATGGCGTAGATGGTAGCTATGACACCAAGGTAACTCTGTATCCTCGTCCTGATGGTGTTTACAGCATCCCATTTAGCCTAACAGTGCCACAGGCAACATTGTCTAGTGACGCTACTGTTATCAAAGTTCCTGATACCTTGGTATCTCAGAATGCCTATGCTCGTGCTTTGGTTGAGCGTGGTGAAGATGGTGGCATGAGTTCATCTGAGGCGTATGCCTTGTACAAAACAATGTTGTCTGATTACATTGCTTTGGAAGGCACTCGTTATCCTGAAAATCAAGAATTTTTGGCGGTGTAATGGCAACAGGACTTGAAATAGCTTCAATTAGTGCGCCAGGATTTTTCGGCCTCAACACACAAGATAGTCCATTGGATTTGTCTTCTGGCTTTGCTTTGATTGCTTCAAATTGCGTTATTGACCAATATGGTCGTGTTGGCTCTCGTAAGGGATGGACTCCACTCAACTCATCTACTGGCAACCTTGGCTCAAATGATGTGACTGTCATGCACGAATTGGTGCAAGCTGATGGCACTTTGACTGTATTGTTTGCTGGCAACAACAAGTTGTTCAAACTTGATGGCTCTAATGCTGTTGTTGAGTTGACCTATGGGGGAGGGGGGTCTGCTCCTACCATTACGGCTAGTAACTGGCAATGTGCTTCTTTGAATGGAATTACCTACTTTTTCCAATCAGGGCATGACCCGCTGATCTTTGACCCTGCTGTATCTACAACCACATATCGCCGTGTTTCAGAGAAGACTGGTTATGTGGCTACAGTTCCTAATGCCAACATCTGCATTTCTGCTTATGGTCGTTTGTGGGCTGCTAACACCACCTCTAACAATGCAACTCTTTACTACAGTGACTTGATTGCTGGTCATGTGTGGGCAACAGGTAGTTCTGGCAGTCTGAATGTCAACAATGTTTGGCCTAGTGGCGCTGATGAAGTTACTGGTTTAGCGGCTCATAACGGCTTCTTGTTCATCTTTGGCAAACGTCAAATCTTGGTTTATCAGGATGCAACTAGCCCATCAACCATGTCTTTGAGTGACACTGTTGAGAGTATTGGTTGCATTGCTAGGGATAGCATTCAGACCACCAGTAGTGATGTTGTGTTTTTGTCTAATGGTGGTGTTCGTTCATTGATGAGGACTATTCAAGAGAAGTCTGCGCCAGAGCGTGACTTGTCTAAGAATGTTCGTAATGATTTGACCAAAAAGCTGAATAGCGAGACATTGGCAAACATCAAGTCTGTCCATTCTGAAAAAGAAGCGTTTTACTTGTTGTCTTTGCCTGTTAATCAACAAGTCTATTGCTTTGACACAAAAGTTCCATTGCAAGATGGCTCTTACCGTGCAACGACATGGGACTCCATACTTCCTAAGTCTTTTTTGTCTAAGCGCAATGGTGACGTTTTGATTGGAAAGACTGGTTATGTTGCTCAATACGCAGGGTATAAAGACGATACGGCTTCATATCGAATGGCGTATTACACCAACCATTCTGACCTTGGAAACCAGTCAAGAACATCAATTATCAAGAAGATTTCTGTTGTGATTATTGGTGGCAGTAACCAGTATGTGACTATCAAGTGGGGATATGACTTCCTGACAAACTACTTGTCTGAGAACGTCTTGATTCCAGCGCAAGGTGTTTCAGAGTATGGAATAGCTGAATATGGTGCAAATGCCACTATTGTTGCTTACTATTCTGAAGGTGTTGCATTGCAAACATTGGTTGCCAATGGTGGTGGCTCTGGAAAGATTGTTCAAACTGGTTACGAAATGGACATTAACGGCTCTCAGTTGTCCATCCAAAAGATTGAGATTCAGTCTAAACAGGGTCGATTGACTTAAGGAATAACATGACAAATTACACCAAATCAACCAACTTTGCGACTAAGGACACGCTGACCTCTGGTGACCCTTTAAAGATTGTTAAAGGTACTGAGATCAATACAGAGTTTGACAACATTCAAACTGCTGTTAACTCTAAGGCCGATACAGCATCGCCAACATTTACAACCCCTAATTTGGGTGTTGCAACTGCCACTAGCATCAACAAAGTAACCATAACTGCACCCGCTACGTCAGCTACTTTGACTGTTGCTGATGGCTCAACTTTGGCAACTTCTGGTGCTTACTCACTGACTTTGACTAGCACTGCGGCAACTAACGTTACATTGCCTACAACTGGTACTTTGGCAACATTGGCGGGTTCTGAGGCATTTACCAACAAAACATTGACCAACCCGACAGTGACCAATTACGTTGAAAGCGTAGTGGCTATTGGCAACAGTTCAACATCTCAAACCTTGGCCTTGACTAACGGCACTGTGCAGACTGTGACCATGACTGGAAACTGTACTTTTACGATGCCTACAAACGTAGCTGGCAAGAGTTTTGTATTGATTGTCAGCTCTGGTGCAGGTGGCTTTACAGGCACGTTTACAAGCGTTAAATGGCCTAACAATGCCGCACCTACCTTGACTACTACAGCAAGCAGATGGGACATCCTGACGTTCTTTGCTGATGGCACAAACTGGTACGGCACATTTGCACAGGCGTTCCAATAATGTTTGCATCCAAAGACTTATTTTTCTCCAAACCTAGCGGCTATCAGATCAGCCGTAGTGTGCGTATTCGTGCAAGTGCGACTGCTTATTTCAATAGAACTCCTGCAAGTGCTGGAAGCCGCACGACTTGGACTTGGAGTGGATGGGTTAAACGTGGGCAGCTTTCTTCGTCTGGTTATTTAGAGTTTTTTGCAACAGGAACAGCGTCCAATAACTACGCAGCAATTCAGTTTGGACTAGACACAATTCAGGTTTATAACAATGCAGCTGGTACGCCAAACCTTAATCTCGGCACAACTGCTGTATATCGCGATCCATCTGCTTGGTATCATATTGTTGTTGCAATAGACACAACTCAAGCAACTGCGTCAAACAGGGCATTGCTATACGTCAATGGCGTTCAAGTAACGGCGTTTTCTACCTCTACATACCCAGCGCAAAATGCTAATTTGTTGTTCAATGCAAGCGGCCAGATACACGCACTCGGCGCTGGGTACATCGGCTCTTACCGCGATTATTTTGACGGCTACCTAACCGAAGTCAACTTCATTGACGGTCAAGCCCTGACACCATCATCCTTTGGTCAAACAAACACGGTCACTGGTGTATGGCAACCTATCAAATACACGGGTACATACGGCACTAACGGCTTCTATCTGAACTTCAGCGACAACTCTGGAGTGACTGCTACAACCATTGGCAAGGACTACTCTGGCAACG